CATCTGTTGTTGGTTCAGTTGTAACCTTTGTTTCTGGTTTGGTTGTAACCTCAGTCGTAACATCTGTTGTTGGTTCAACTGTAACCTTTGTTTCTGGTTTGGTTGTAACCTCAGTCGTAACCTCTGTTTTTGGTTCAACTGTAACCTTTGTTTCTGGTTTGGTTGTAACCTCAGTCGTAACCTCTGTTTTTGGTTTAGTCGTAACCTTTGTTTCTGGTTTGGTTGTAACCTCAGTCGTAACCTCTGTTTTTGGTTTAGTCGTAACCTCTGTTTCTGGTTTGGTGGTAACGGTCACCTCCGGCTTTGTATTAGCCTTTTTTATTTTGTCTACTCTAACTTTGGCAGCATCTGCAAGGCTAGAGACTTTTGTGTCCAAATCCTTATATGTCGGCAAAGGGCTGGTTTTAAGCAAACTATTTATATAAGCATCCGAGGGAGGGCGCAAGCCTCTATCTGCGTAAGCTTCTGCAAGTAACTTTTTAAAATTTGACGACGAGACCCGCGAAGTGCTTTTTATTTTATCTATTGCATTTGTTAGGTCTTCACCTGTTTTACCAATTATCTTTGAAATATAGCTGATATATGTAGGTAAGCCATTTGCGGTTAAGTCCTCTTTGGCTTTGGCGGTGTTGGCAGCAAGTTTTTCTTCGGCAGCCTTTTTATCAGCGGCTTTTTTAGCAGCAGCAGCTTTAGCAGCGGCAACTTTATCAAGAGTAACAGTAATTTCTGGTTTAGTTGTAACCGTAATTTCTGGCTTGGTAGTAACAGTAATTTCTGGCTTGGTAGTAACAGTAATTTCTGGTTTAGTTGTAACCGTAATCTCTGGTTTGGTAGTAACCGTGATTTCTGGTTTGGTCGTAACCGTAATCTCTGGCTTGGTAGTAACCGTGATTTCTGGTTTGGTAGTGACTGTGATTTCTGGCTTGGTAGTGACCGTTATTTCTGGCTTGGTCGTAACCGTAATTTCTGGTTTAGTAGTGACCGTGATTTCCGGTTTGTCAGCAGCCTTATCAGCAGCGGCTTTGGCTGCGTTAGCAATCTCACCCGCCTTTGCATCAAGGTCCTTGTATTTGGTTCCACTCAACCCTGATAAATTTACGCTAGCAGGAGGCTTTAGACCCCTGTCTGTATAGGCCTTGTTTATGGCATTTTTATAATCTGTCACCGAAACACTTAAGGGGTCCTTTATTGCTTTTATAGCACCAGCCAGGTCTTCGCCAGTTTTGCCTTTAATTGCATTTATATTAGTTGTCGATAAAGCAAGCTTGTTGTCACCTAGGACTTTCCTGGCTTTGGCTGTATTTGTAATATCTGAAACTTTGACGTCTAAATCTTTGTAAAGCGGGGGAGCCCCCAATCTAGCAAGTTCAGCTTTAGATGGGGCCGTCAATCCTTTGCTTTCGTAAGCATCGATAACAGACTTTTTAAAATCTTCCGTTGAAACACGGGTAGCATCTTTTATTTGCTTAAGACCGTTTGTTAATTCTTGTCCAGTCTTTCCTGTTATTGAGTTAATGTTGGTAAAGGTAGGAGCAAGACCGTTTTGCTTTAACAAGTTGATAGCAGCAACTCTTTCGGCAGCAGCCTTATCAGCGGCAACCTTATCAGCGGCAGCCTTATCCGCAGCATCTTTGGCAGTTTTATCCGCAGCGGTTTTCGCTACTTCGGCAATCCCAGATACTTTTGCATCAAGGTCTTTGTACTTAACCCCGCTTAACCCTGCCAAACTTACGCTAGCAGGAGGTGTTAGACCCCTATCTATATAGGCCTTGTTTATGGCGCTTCTGTAATCCGCGGCAGAAACAGAGGAAGAATCTTTGATTGTTTTTATAGCGCCGGTTAAGTCTTCACCAGTCTTGCCGGTTAGCTTTGCGACATTCTCAGCAGTTGCAGACAAATTGTTTGTTTTTAGATCGAACTTGGCTTTTTCAACATTAGCAAGAGCGCCAACTTTTTCATCGAGATTTTTATAGGTAGCATCTTTTAATGCCGCCATATTTATTGCGGTAGGCGCCTTGAGGCCTCTGTCTGTATAAGCTTTAGTAAACGCTGCCTTAATATCTATCGCAGACGGTTTTGCAGCATCTCTTATCGATTTTGCCGCAAGAGCCAGGTCCTCCCCAGTTTTGCCGGCAACTTTTGCAATATTTGCTGCACTAGTGTCTGCCCCTGCCTTTTTTAATGCAATAAATCTATCAAGCTGGTCTTCCCTTACCCGTGGAACAATCGTCGGAATTGACAACCCTGCTTTTTTATAGGCATCCTTTACTTGGTCTTGAGACGAATAGATTATTGGTTTGGTAGTGACTATAGCTTCCGGGGTGATTTCCGGGGTAACTTTAACTTCTGGTTTGATTGTGGGTGTTGGCTTTCTTGATGCGTTCCAGTCAACCCAATCGGAAGTTAGTCCAAGTTCATTCTGAGCTTTTCTTTGAGCATCAGTAACCGAGCTGCCTTGCGCAACAAGATCAAAAACTCTTTTCTCATACTGTTCTGATTCTTTTTGTTGCTTGCTAGTCCCAAAAATCTCTGTTTGTACAGAGTCTGAATTTTTTAAATCAATACCATTGTTCTTAAGCTCAGTGTTAACCTTGTTTATAAGGTCTTCTGACTTGCCGCCCTCCGTGAGAGGTTCAATGATTGATCCAATAATGGTATCAATCTTGTCTTCTGCAACGTTGTTTTTCTTGAGGGTGTCATAAAGGAATTGGTCAACAGCTCCGCCGACATATTTTCTAGCAACGGTATCCGCAACCTCAGGCATTACTCCGCCATTAGAAAACGAATCGCTTACCTTCGATATTAACGAGCCGATGTTTGTGCCGCCTTTTAGTGCAGACTTGACGTCAGAGGCGGTAGTGTCAAACGTTTTGTTGGAATCAGCTCCAGTATCTTTAAGAGAGTTGTATACTTTAGCGCCGGCATCCCTTGCCTTGACGCCAGCGTTAATTGAAGCAGACGTCTTTGCGGAAATGACTGTCTCGTAAAACCCCGACTTAAACAAATCAATGTCGGATGTTTCTTTCCCAGCTATAGTGTTGGCTGCCCATGTAGTTAATGCTGAAGGAACCCCTTCCTTACCAGACACACTAGCTGCCGCAAGCGCGGTATTTGCAACTATTCTGTTAACTTGGTTTTTTACTGTTTGATCGGTTACTTTTGGCAAATCAGGAATTTTGCTAGTAACTGATCCAATTGTTAACCCTACTACTGCGCCCTTTGCTCTTGCAACTTCAACGGCTTGATCATATTGTTTCTGAGTGATTTTCCCAGATTGTAGATCTTTAAGCAAAACTTGACTGGTTGTTTGAGCAGCTTCATTAGCGGTTCCGCCTACCGCTTCCATAACCTCATATGCAAAGTTGGCCGATCTATTAGCCGCTTTTCCAGTTGTCATTACTACAGAAAGAAGTTTTGCCGCCGGGCCAACAATAAGTTTTTCTAGCCCTTCTTCCGTAACTTCTCCAACAACTTCTTTTAAAAGAGCGCGAGGAGAGTTGTATGTAGCCCTGCCTACAGCTTTAATAACATCAGATACGGTTTTTGCGTCATTGAATTCTTTTTGAAACACTCCCTGCTGACGCTTGGTTTCCTCTGGGGTCAACGCTTCTGATAAAACTCCCACGCGTTTTGCAAGAGAATCTACCGAACCACCTTCTTTTGTTGCGCCTATTACTTTCAATACCCCGTTAAGAGTGCTGATTAAATTGCCACCGCCTTCAACAGCGCCAGAAAGTGCGGTGTATGAAATGCCACGCAACAAATCTTTGGCTTTATTGTTTGGGTCATCTTTAGGGAGTTTTTTTGCGGCCTCTACTATGCCGTTAAAATAATCCTGTCCAATTCTAGTGAAATCAGAACCCTCAGGAATGTTGATCCCTAAGGCTTCCGCAGCATTTCTAGCTAAATCTTCATACCAAGGGTCTCTTTTTGCTCTAACAATTACTCTTTCAAGACTAGGTCCTGTTGTCTCAGAAGTTCCACTAGGCTCGTCTACCACAGAGATGTCTGACATGGTGCCGGCGTGTACGGCAGCGTATTCATTAAGTCCTTCAAGAGTTGGCGGTATTGAGCTTTTCAACGGTTTCGTCAAATCAATGTTGCCGTTTTCATCCGTAAGAGCTAATAAAGTTGAGTCAGTGTCTTTAGGTATCTCTGCCGAATTTGCCGCTGGTACTGGCAATTTTTTCTTATTGGCGTTGTAGTCGTTAGAGAGCGTTGTGACTATTGTTTGTATAGCCTGCTGTGCGTTTGGCGCCCCAGCAATAATCGTTTGTAATGCAAGCGCCCCACCGGCTTTGAGTGCGCTAGTTTGTGTAGGAGTAAGCCTTTGATCTCTTGCTACACCAGCCAGTGTTTCATTTAAAAATGTATTTAGCCCTGAAATTCCACCTGAAACCAACGCCTTGTCCAAACTTCCACTTGTTATTGCAGTAGTAATCGCAGTCGAAACAGCGTTTCCAATGGCCAGGCTACCCGTTGCCGTTGCGACCTGCTGGCTCATAACGCTAGAAAGCCTAGCCGCTGAACCCATGAGTGCGGCTTTACCAGGGTCTGTGTCAGTTGCGAGCCCCGTCAATCCACCCTGCATGGCACCGCCAACGATGTCAGCGAACTTCCCTGAAATAGCACCACCAGTCAAACCTTCAACAAGCTTGCCGGCGTCCGTTGTATATCCTCCAGGAGTTAATGTTCCGCTTGGATTTACTAAATTGGCTGTGTATGCAATCCCGGCAGAAACGCCAGCAGCACCCATGATTTTAAGTACATCACTCCCGTTTTTAATATTTCCGGCTAATGCTTGAACGCCTAGATTAAGAGTGGCGTTTCCCAATGCCGCCGCTACAAAAGCATTCCCGGCAAGCGCCGTTCCAGCAAGCATTGACGCGCCAAGCTGCGGCCCAATGAGAGGAATAAATAGCGCGGCAACAGGGAGTAGTGGCTTGATGACTTCATTAAAAACCCCGCCAGCTCTTTCTTGGGCGCGAGTCGATAATGTTGGAGTCCCGTCAGGATTTAAAGCCCAACTAAAATAAAAAGTTGCGCCGCCGTTTTTGTTTGTCCCGCCGTTGTCGTAAGACGCAAACTCGTTGGGGATTACTTTCCCTGTGCTCCTTACTTTAACAATCGGTTCAGTTGTTTCAGGAACCTCAAAAGGCACTGAAGTTCCTTCGCCTCCTTCTCTTTCTCCTGTATACCCCGGTATTTTTTTTGTACTAAACTCAATATCTGATAATGATTTGACGCCATATTCTTGCGCCAAACGCATCGCTATTGCGGCCGTATAAGGCGTTTCTTGACCAAACTCTTTGACAATTTGATCGGCGTACTGGGCATTTTTAGGGTCAAAATCTCCCTCATACCGAGCAAAGCTTACTAACTCCCCAGATCTTTTGAAAGCCTTTCCGCCGGGAGAAGCGTATAGTTTTTCTGCTTCTGGTTGAAATATTTTATCAAAAGCATCTTCATCAAAATAAACTTCATCACTAGGAAGATTTGTTAATTTTAAAGCTGCCCTTGCTTTCTCAAGGCTTGAGGCGTCATAACCTACCTTGTTTGCTACAGAAATGGCGCTATTTAACCTTGCTCTTGCCGAATTTAATGCTCTATTGGCAATTACAACGTCGTCATTAAAGTTATCCCCACCTGTCTGCGCAACCATAGCTTCTACTCCCAGATTCCTTTTCGAGCCTTCTCGTGGATTGTTTTGTTTTTGTAGTCAATCCCAGAAAACTCTGCAAATTGATCTAAAGTCCTGACGTTGCCCAAACCAAAACGCCCAACGTCTTCGCTACGAAACAACATTGCAGAAAGGCGCATCTTGGCTCTCACATCCAAAGTTCCCCATTTTAGCTTACGATCTTCGTCTTCATCTTCCGACCAATGTTTTTTCCTGTAGCTATCGCCGTCATTACTTTCAAACAAATGATAAATCGGCATCGCTGGGGCATGGTAAACGTCCCACCCGTGCGTAAAGGCCCGAACCGATAAGGAGTGCTCTTCCCCGTTGAAGTAAAGATAGGGGTCGTATGGGACGTCATAAACAAACTTCCCCGGCGCAAAAACACAGCCTGCGCCAATGAAAAACCCCCTTACGGGAACCAAAGAGTCTACTCCAACAGGGTGAATTGAAGTCACAGGGGTCCCAGAATCAAACGATGCGTCTTTTGCACAAACATGACCAATGACCTTCCCATCATCAGCAACAGGCGCCGATTTCCCGTTCTTAAAGGTAAACCCTCGAGGATAGCTAGAGATCAGGCACTTCTTGTTTCTCATGCGCAAGATTTTGCTCATCTCAACAAAATACTCGTCCCAGTTGTCCCCAAAAATGGTGTGGGAGTCGCATTGCAGAATCCAGTCTTCGTCGTTATACAGCGACATCTGAATAGACCGAGCCCAGCAAGCGCCCCTCGAGGCTGCCGGGTCTATGGCAACGTAGGTGATGTCTGCGCCAAAGAAAGAACCTGGGTTTATGCGATGCTCCAGGACCTCCTGTTCAACAATGCCAAACCTAAGCCTCTCTGGGTACTTGGCGTGGTCTAGGGCGCTTTTGATTGTGTGGGTTAGTAACGGGTCGCGATATGAAGATATACCAACAAAAATAGTGTCAGACATTTCCGTTCATCGTGTTGATAAGGGCAGAGGCCCATTCCGACCAGTCTCCGTACTGATCAGGATCGGGGGTGGCTTCGTTCGAAAAGACTCCGATTGACTTGAGGCCTCGACCCCACTGCTTCCAATCAGTCTTCTCGTTTGGTATCTCAAGCTGGTTGCTGGCAAATTGCTCCACCATCAAGTCAGCCCAAGACACAAAAGTATGATAGCGCGGGTCATATAAAACAGCCATCAATACCCCCGAACGTCGCCGACATCTCCACTTAACAACACCTTCCCGAGCTGGTAGTTGCCGTTCACAACGTTGCTAACAAAACGCAGCCTCATCTCCCGCCTCTGCTCCTTCATGTCAATCTTGCCCGTATCAGGCCCAAACACATAAGGCCCAGACGTGGCATCAGCAGACTGTGCGTAAGGTCTTCCCGTGATCACCAGGCTCATGTCCCCGGTCTGTACAAAATCAGGCTCCACGCGCTCTAGACGCAGCCATTTGTTGTCTCCGGCTACCCCAGCCTGCCCAGGAATAGGAGCCGGCGCTGCAGGGCCTCCTGATACCCACCCAAGGTCGTTTGTCTCAAAGTAGGACTCAATTGCCGCGGAGTCCTGGCCGGTCACCTCATTAACACCGTACTCGTGCTGGTAGACGCGAATTCGATTCAGTGGAGAGCTAAACGTTAGCGTCTGGGTTCCCGATCCAGTTGCCGCAATTGACATCTGAATGCTCTGGATATAAACCTCACTAACAGGAACAGAGAAGCCAGCTCCGCCAGGAATAGTCGCCGTCAGCACCGCCCCAATAACGTACCCAGAGCCCCTATTGACAATCGTCACCGAGGTAACAGAACCTCCGCCACCTACGACTATGTTTGCCGTCGCACCAAAGCCCCCGCCACCAGATAATGCAGTTGCATTGTACGTCCCCGGCGTATAGCTAGAGCCACCAGTCAAGGCACCGAGCGTCTTTAGACTATTTGAAACAACCGAGACGACGGTAGTATTAGCCGCGATGTTGGTGCCGGTAATGACCTGAAGCGGATCCGCCAGGGTGCTTGCAAAGTCTGCGTTTAACCAGACACTCCCGCTCACCGTTGTGTAATCGCCCACAAACACCTGCGTACTTGGGATTGTGGTTGACTGCGCCATGATCGGGTAGGGGAAGACCATAGAGAAGTACCCAGCACTCCTGCGGGCCCCTAAAGCCTGGCCAGCGTCATACCATGCCCCAGAGCGGACGTTGAAGATCACCGCGTCATTGCATTCGGTTGACGTCCCTCGAGGGTAAAACCACCAGATCTCACCAAACCGTGGCACCTTTGTCGCCCAGACCTTCTGCCTCTGCGAATAGTTAAGGTTGTCAAAGAAGTAGTTCTGGTTGAAGTCGTTAGGGATCTCCTTAACCGTCCCGCCGTAGAGCAGGAATCGGTCAACGCCACACCAATAATAAATTCCGTCGTACTCAACCACAGACTGGCTAGACATAATAGAAGACTGACCTGAGACCGTCTCATAGCGCCAAAACTGAGGGGGAGTGCCAGCGCCGCCAATGTAAGAAACGCGAATTAAACTATCCAGACTCCAAAACAAGCCAGACGGGGAGTTGCTACCGCCTCGAACGGCCAACCCCGCCACAATCTTCCCGGTGGCGACGTTAACCTCGTTTGAATCCAACCCCACCCAATTTGAAGGGTTCCCGGCCGAGCAATTTTTGAGGAACCCGTTGTTGCCGTAAACGAAGATGTAAGGGTGCAGCGAGACCACACCCCCAGAGACGTCTACGTTGTTGTCAAACGTGGCCGTAATGGTTCCAGATGGGACGACGTTGCTAACAGTCACCGATGTAGTGTTAACACCTAAGACAACCGTATTAGCCGGGACATTGGTGCCGGTCATCGTCTGGCCTACCCCAACCAATACATTCGCGGCGGCCAGAGTTACTACGTTCGTATTGTTGCCCGTAATAGACGCCGTAAAAACACCGATCTTCGACATCGTGGTGCCGTTAATGTCGCCAATCAGTACCGGCGTATTGACCGAGCTATCAACCGCGGCAAGGTTCTGACCTGGATGAGCAACAATTGATCCTACGCCGTTACCGCCAACGTCATAGAACCCATCAAACTGCCAGAGGTTGTTGGCGCTAGCGGTAAAGTTAGACAGCGTAAAGTTCTGAATACCCTGGCCGTTTCCGTTGTTGTCGATCACCAGCTCCTGCAGGCCACCGCTATAGCCTGAGAAAATCTGGTTGATCCCATTTGTGGCGTTGGACCACATCCCTCTAGAGGGCCCAGTGAGCTGGTCAGAGAGCATCCGGTATCCGCCGATCTTACGGGGCCTGCCGCGCTGAAACCTTACCCAACGCCCATCGGTGTAGAAGTTTTTGTCAAAGAGTGTCCCGTCGCGCTGTACGCCTGGCTGAGTATCTAGAGAAAAAACCTTCTTAGTCATCTCAGAATACCCCGCCAGATACCCCACCCGTGAATGTGCCGGAGCCGCTAATCGTTAGCCCAGTTGCACTAAGACCAAACCGCTTGATGCCAAGTATGGCCAGGCCAATCTCCCCGGTGCCAACGTAGTACATCCCGGTCGATGCCTCCGACAAAAAAGCCAAAGAAGGCGAACCCACCGAGCCATTTACAAGAGAAACCGACGAGCCACCAACAGCGATTGTGGAGGCATTAAAGAGGTTCACCGAGTCACAGAGCAAGATAACCTGCTGACTGCCAGGAACCGAGACAGTCGCAGCACCAGCAGCCCCAGTCGTAAAGGTGATTGAGCCACTTGACTGATTCGTAACGTAGTAAACCTGGATCGTCTGCGGCAGCACCACCGTCACAGGGTTAATGATCGTCCCGGTGTATTTCTGAATGACGTTAGCGGCCTCTGTGGCGGTCAGGGTATAAGTCCCCTCAGAGACCGCCTTCGTCAACTGCGTAAAGTTAAACTGAGCGCTTCTGCCCAGTCCAACAGTAAAAAAAGCGGCCCCAGAGCAGCAAATCATGCACGAATCACTGGGAGCCAAAGAAATCGAATTTGCACCGTCAATCAACTGGCCAGAACTCGGTGCAACAGAAAGGTTGCCGCTGCCACCGTTACGAACCAAGATAAACCAGTCATTGCCAAGCGTAACGGCCGAGGTAAGCGTTAAGGTCCCTGAGCCACCCGTCCAGACAAAAGTATCTGCCCTGTCTGCCGCAACCGTCGTATAGGCATTAGAGAACGTGTTGACCTGGTGCGCGGTATTAAGAGTAGAGGAGATCGCCTTGAGGCCATACCCGGCAAGCGTGGCGGCATCAGCGTTAGAAGACCCCACACCAAAGGCAATAGAGCCCCAGGTTCCGGCAGCCGTCGTGTTAGTGGTGATGTATATGTAACGAGCCTGCCCAGCGGCGATCGTAGCCACCGCCCCACCCGCGTTGTCCACTACGTTAAAAGAGTTTGCGCCGGTGTTACGGATTAGGCTGTCTTGACCAACAGAGGCCTGGTTCGCAGCGGGGAGGGTGATTGCCAGCCCTGCAGTGGTCGCAGAAACGTCCATGATGCGGGCAATTACGTCACCCGCGGCGTTACCATTAACCGGCCAGGAAAGCGTCGTATTAGCCGTTAGAGAGATGCTACGGTAGGAGACGTCGGTAGGCTGAATGACGTCGCCGGTGAACGGGCTAATAAAACTCATTATGAATCCCTCACAATTGCTTGACGGTCACCAATCCTGGCAACGTCCTCTGTCTTCAGTGTGGCGATTACCCGATCGTACTGTGCCTGCCACATCGGCATCCGTTCGTCATTTTTCAAAAACGGCATCGCCTGCAGCAAACTGCCGTACAGCATCGCCTGGGGAGCGTACTGAGTAAACCAGTTTGTTTGGTTCGTAACGTCCAGGGGCTGCACCCGCTCGTAGTACAGAACCTCGTAGTTGTAAGCCAAATCTGGGGTCGGCGCCACCAGCCAGTGCGTATAGTCGTAGTCGCAGTAATATACGGGCGTATCCCTCTGAGTGGCGTTAGGCCAGTAGTTCCTCAGATACTCGTACTTACGCAAGAAAACCGGCTGACGCTGGCTGTTGTCAATAAGGTTGATGGATACAGTTTTGCGCCACCTTGCCGGCTTAACGATAATCGGCTCACCAATGTTCATGGTGCTAGTCACAACCGTCAAGTTGCCCAGGAACTGGATTTCCGTAGAAATAACCTGCTCCGCCAGCATGATGAAGGTCGGAATCTTCTCAATCGTGGCCGTGTCTGTACGCTCCAGATAAGAGGATATGTCGGTCACCAAACTCGCATACGTCATCTCAACGGCCATGACACTTCCTTATCTTGAGGCTACGCCCTTGTGCTTCTCAAAACTGCGCATCCCGCCAAACCCAAGTAGTCCAGCAAGCAAGGTCATGAGCTGCTCAACCTGAAGATCCGGGGGCGGAGCCAAACCTGCAGGGATCCATTCTACTCCCTGCCCAAACGCCCAAACCCATTGCATTAAGGGATACCCGAGGAATTGGTAAGCGAGGCCAAGTACCCCAACCCAGCCCACAGCAGGACGCCAACCACTGACAAATACGCTAGAACTCGCCGCTTCAATTTTATTGACTTCAACCTGAGCCAAGTCGGTCTCTTGGTCAATTCTTTTTTCCTCAAGGTCAAGCCTGCGCTCCTCCAGCGCCATCTCCATGCGTTCTTTATCCGTCGTGATGAGTGAATCCGCAACTTTTCCAACGCCTTCAATGATTGACCCAATACCAATCAGATCCATTATTTCAAACCTTTAAGAGTGCGGTTGACCCAGCCTAATAAGAATTTGGACTGATTGCGGTTCTTGTTGCAGATGTCAGCGTAACGGGTGATCTTAGCTAGGGCGTAGGATTTCTTGAACGATTCTGGTTCAGCATTGTTGAACTTCTGTAACGTAACAGGGCCAACCGCGCCGTCTGGGGTAGCACCAACAATCAACTGTGCCAACTTAACCGCAACCCCCATGCCAGTGTTTACGCCGAAGTTGAAAACCGATTCCGCAACAACTTGGTTCGTAATCTCATCCCCTCTAAGACGATCCCAAAACTCAGCCTTATAGAACGAGCGCACCATCCCAGTAAGGAGCGGATTGTTGATTTCTTTGTGGTCAATGAGGTTCCATCCGCCCCACTGAGGGTTTTTGTTTCGTGCAATTCCAGCATAAGTCATCCCACCCGTATCACCGGGGACTGTGTGTAAAACGTAGCCGCCCTCGTCGCGGATCATTTGCTCAAAGGCGGCGTTGAAGTCAGCCATTTTGCTTGTCCTTCATCTTGTTTATGATCTCAAAGGCGCTCTTTACCTTTTCCTCAAGCACGGCAACCCGCAAATCAAGCTTTGATAGCACGACGATGAGCGTGACAAGGCCCAGCAACACCGGCCAGGCTTTAAGGAAAAGTTCGGCAATTTCCATGTCCGCCCTTTAATGCGGCCCCGGCAGATCACCACCAGGGCCCTGTTCTTACTCGTCGTCTTCTTCGCCGCCTCCTCGCCCTCAGCGTCTTCTTCAACCTTGTCTGCAATCTCAAAATGAGCAGATACCTGAGCGTCAAACAAACGGGTCAAGGTGAACTCGCTGATTCCGTTCTCAGCGGCAACTGCAAAGGCAACAGAAAACAAAGAATTCAAGGCCTCGAGCGGCGTTGAACCATCAATAACCTCAATGATCAAATCGTCCATGAAAACCCCCTAAAATTGATTGGGCAAGCGCCCGAGGGGATTTTACACCACGGAAAACTCATCCCTGGAACTTTAATATGATCGTCACAAGCAGGCCAATAATAGCCCCGGCGCCTGTAATAAATATCTGCTCGAGGCGCTTGATTCGTGCGTGAACGCCGCGCATTTCTTTCTCAATACCCTCGTATCTGACAGCGCATACATCAACGTGGGCATCAATTTTGTGATCAATGTCGGATACGGTAACCATATTAGTCATCTCACGGAAGTGTGATTAAGTCATAGCTGGGAGTCGCTGCATCCACGGTTGTAACCCTACTAGCATCAAGAAGGCTTGACGTAGAAAAGGAAAACGCTGGCGAACTAAAGGTAGGGGTCACGGTGTTTAAAGTCTCTGATGTACTTGAATACGTAACCGAGGTCCCTCCAACTGAATAAGTACCAGTCAAAGATCCATTAGTCGGGAGGGATAGGATAAATGAATAATTGTTGACCGTAGAGTTGGGCGAGCAAAGCGCATAAATTGTATCAGTGGCGGTGTCCACAGAAATTGATCTAATTCGAGAAGTGACCCCTATAGATACCCTTCTTTGCCAAACCAAGTTGCCGCTGCTGTCAACCTTTAGAATAACGCCGTCGGACGATGTTCTACCGCCAATATATACGTTTGAAAAATTGTCTACGGCAACGCACAAGGCGCTAGTTGTTGACGACAGGGTCCTTGCCCAAACAAATGCGCCGGTGAGTGCGTTTAGCTTAACAACAAGAAGTAAAGAGCCTACTGTATACTGCCCGACAACATAAAGGTCGTTGTTTAACTCAACGCAAGCAATTGGAATAACAGAAGAAGAAAGCGCTTTCCAAAAAACCAAAAAACTTGAGTTAATTTTTACTAGCAGAGGCGAATTTGAATTTACTATATATGCAGAGTCGGGGCTGCCAAAACCTATAAAATTAGAATTTAACTCTGAAGAGCTGCCGTAATATCTTTTTGTCACCACTGAGCCATTAGATATTATAAAGTAATGGCTGCGCGAAGTGGACCCCCCGCTTATAGTGTTCATGTACCCAGAGGCATATACCACTCCGACATTTGAAATCGTCAGTCCCTCAAATGTCCCTCTAGTTGTAATTGACCTTGCGGACGCCACGCTGCCATCGCTATTCAGAACAAAAAACAAAGGGATGTTATTAGCGCTAAAGTAGTAACCGGTGGCATAAATTTCAGTTGGCGATACGGTTTTGATTTTGGTAAAAGTAATTGCCAGCCCGCCAGTGGTAACTGTCTCTTTCCATGTGGCGCTGCCATCAGAAGCCGTTTTAATAACCAGCCCCGAGGTCCCAATGCTATAGAGGCTGTCAGTCCCGTCAAACGTAGTTTCGTTGAGGTATTGCCCAGCCTTAGCTATCCAGTTGTTTCCAGAGATGACGGTTGTCGCATAAAACCCACTAAACCCTCGAACTGACGCAGCGCCTAGTGTTGCAATTACAGGCATGATTAGGCGAACCTGGTCTGAGAGGCCAACACCGTGTACGAGGATGGCCCTGTACGGATGATGGTGTAGGTATATACGTCGATGCTGTTTGCGTTACCCGTTGTAGGAGCGGTTCCACCCTGCCACCTCAATGCAGCAGGAGCCGTACCGTCAATCGTCACCGCTGATCCACCAACCGACAATGCACTGTTAAAGGCGTTAGTTACCGCACCAATCTGGGCAAGAACGGCAACCGTTACCGACTGTCCCTGGCTCATGAAGGAGCTTAGGGGGGTCCCGCTGCTTGCACGGAAATTAAGCGACCAGGGGTTTGTGGTGGCCGCGTTGTAGAAGATTACCGACTGCGTGGAGATGTCGATATTAAGAGCACCAGACGCCGCAGAACCTGTAACCGTACAGGCCTCGAGTGCGTTATCCAAGATCATGGACGGGACGCTGCTTGATCCGGCAAATGTCTGGGTGGCGGTGAATGTCCCAGCGTTAGCAAATGTGGCGACTTCGTTGGTATTTATCGCAACGCTACCTGTGTCGGTAATTGTCGTAAAGCTCATCCCGGTGCCGGCAGAGACACTCGTAACAGGGTTGGCCCAGACAAACGCACTGCCGGTGTATTTTAGGTAGTTGGGACCACTTGTTGGTGGGGCGTCAATGAAATCGGTAACGCTCGTGGTGCTCTGATAGGGGATCTTGTTTGTTGCACCACCAGAGAGATTGGCCACCGAGGTCACCGTGCCTGGATTCGTCCATGCAGGAATCTGGGCCGATGTTAAGGTCAGCACTTGTCCAGAACTACCTGCAGTTAGGAATGCCGTCGTGTTTGGTGCAGACTGATAGACGACAGCGCCAGCGGTACCGCCAGAGAGATTTGAGGCTGAGGTTGCAGAGCCCGCCGTGGCCCATGTAGGAACGCCGCCAGAGGACATTGTGAGTACGGTGCCGCTAGACCCTGCAGGAACGAACGTGGTGGCGCCAGCGCCCGATTGGTAGGGCATGGAGCCAAGAGCCCCGCCAGCTAGGTTTGTTGCCAGGCTCGCGGTTCCGGTAAGCGATGCAGTAATGGTCCCAGCAGAGAAATTGCCCGATGCATCTCGTTTGACGATCGCCGAGGCCGTGTTTAAGTTCGTCGGGGTAATCCAGGTAGGGGCACCGGTACCGTTAGAACTCAATAGATCGCCCGTAGTGCCCACCGCAGTGAAGAGGTAGGTCGTAGCTCCACCGTAGGCAATACCGCCCTGTGTCAGCGTCTGGATGCCTGTCCCGCCGGTGCTTACCGCAATGGGGTTGGTTGCGGCCGCCTTCGTTGCGATCGTCTGCAGGTTGCCGGAGCTGTCCTTATAGAAAAGCTTTCCGTCCGCGGTGTTAATGGCAAGCTCACCCGCGGCCAGGTTTGTAGTAGACGGCGTGGCTCCGGCGTTGGCGCTGTAATAGAGCTGGATCGGGGTGAAGGTTGGCTGGGCCATGTTTACACCACCGGCCAGACGATGTTAAAGGGATCAGCCTGAGTGGGGATGTCCCGCAGAGCCTGACGGTAGGTCGCCCATGCTGCCTTGTCAACGGGTGAGTCCAATACCTGAGTCCAGTCGGTGTCTTTGAGCATTTGATTGCGTTGATTGCGAACTACCTGCCACTGTGTTACTACGCGCTGGTCAAGTTCCTCTTGGGTAAGGGGCTCTACGTCAACGATGCAGCACATATCGTCATACAGGTGAGGCGCGGCTGGGACTAGCTTCTCTGTTGCGTGGTCGTAGGGTTTCCACACCGTAATAACGTAGTAGCCCTCGGACTTGATCCAATCCACAGACGGCCCACGCTCACCGAAGGAGGTGTTGGGGAACCACTCAGTGTGGTCTTTGATGATGAGGTCTTGGTTAGCGATTTGCATGGTTACCTCGTTGGGAATGGTGCTGTTGGCGCTGTAATAGTGCGGGCAACGCCTTTGGTAATACGTAGGTCTTGGATGTAGCCGTTAAAAAATTGAGACGGCGTGTCGCTTTCAGCCCCAACTGTAAAAACGTTAGTTGCGTCAAAAAGCCCTGACGCATTTGTTGTAGTAGCCCTTGACACCCCATCTACATAAAGGGTAAACGTGCTCCCGTTTCTTACAATAGCTATATATTGCCAAACATTTAACGATATTGTAAATGACGTTGTAGATGTAGATAAGTCAAATAAAACGGATGAACCGTTTGAAGATGTTATAAAACGCAAATACCCCGTAGACCCTGCCGAAAACATTAGCGCCCAACAAAGGGTTGTGCTTCCGGTACTTCCTGACCACTGCCCTGCAATCATCGCCTCATTAGCGACTGAAGTCGGATAAATCCAACATTCAACAGTAAAATTGCCCGTGCCAAACGCAAAAGCTGGGCTATCCGGAATGCTCAAATAATCCCCGGTCCCGTCAAACGCCATACTAGTTGGCGACCACTTAGACTGAGCGGTGCTGACCTGAGCATTGCCAACAGTAATCGCGTTGTTCTGCGCGGCGGCGTCGTAGATTCCTGCGTTGGTCATGTTGAGCAGGAGACTGGCTGGCGTTAGGAAGGTCGTGTTGACGTTGGTGGTGCTTGAGTAGCTTGCTGCGCTGGCCGGTCCTGTCGTGGCTAACGGTGCAAGCGTGGGTGGGGTGAATGCTCCGGTGTAGACTGCGGTTCCAACAGCACGAATTTGGCTCATGTAACCAGTAAAATAACTGCTTGCTCCATTAAAACCGATATTCCCGCCGCCAGTTAAAATGTATGAGTTAGAGTTTGACGCAGAATTTGTCAAGGCTCCGTTTATAAAGAATCTTATTGTCCCGCTACTTCTGCTAACTGCCAAATGAGTCCATGTATTTAAAACAATGTCAGTCAAAGAAGAAAAATCAAAGGCGACGTTGTTTCTTCCAAATGCCCATTTGCCCGGAAATGCTGAGGCTGAATATGCAAACAATATATTTGAAGTCGCACCCCCAATAGGCCCAGCCCCATCACCCGGAGTTGCAGTTGGGTAGACCCACGCCTCAACGGTAAAATCTCCAGTTCCAAAATTCATTGCAGAATTTGCTGGAAATGATAAATAACTTGGACTTCCCCCAAAATACCCGCTCCCACCATACAGCGCAGTGGTGTACGATGCCGTTGGGGAGAACGGCTGGAATGCTTGGACGCGGGGAGTGCCGTTTGCTGTGATTGTTGCCGGAGTTACTTGAGCAGACCTATCAAGGAATCGATTGCTCTGACAAGTGAGTATTGCTGTCTGGGTTCCAGTGATTGCTTGAATCGTACCGCCATTGCCTGATTGTGTGGCGGCTAATGGGGCTGTTGGTGGTGTAAATGCGCCTGTATAAACTGCTACACCTTTGACGACGCGGAAATTACTTAAATAACCGGGAAGCACATAAAGAGAACTATTGTTTGTTGTTGCAATGTTAAATGTGGTGGCTGTGCCGGAATAGTTATTTGAATCCGTTGGAGTTCCCGCAGCTACTCCGTTTATATAATAAGTAAAACCACCGGCAGACGTGCTTGATCTTACAATAGCAAAATGAGTCCACGCATTTAATGGAATTGCAATTGTTGAGGATGTTAAATCTCCAACACCGGGGACGCTAACAACAACAAATCCAGATGAATTTATAAATGCTTGAAACCCAGCCCCAGAAAAAATTCCTCCGCAAATAAACGAATATGTGGGCCTAGAAGTGTGATATACCCACCCTTCTATCGTGTATGCACTAGAACCAAACTGCAAAACGGTCGTAGCATTAGTAGAATTTAGCCAATCCGTACTACCATTAAAGAAATTACTCCACTGCCCATTCGGCCAATACGGAGTAATTGAACCCTGCGTCGGTGTTCCGTTGCGGGTGATGGGGAAGGCGTAGTTGCTGCTGTCAATAAAGGTGTTGTTCTGTACGCCGTTCGTCGCGCTGGTGTAGTTGCTGTCTGCAAGGTTGAGCAGCAGGGATGTATTGGCTTCAGGTATGCTGGTGTTGACGTTGAGAGTGCTTGGATAAGTCCCGCCAGTCCGGGTCAGTGGTCCGCTAGGTGGGGTGAATGCGCCTGTGTAGACGGCGGTTCCTTTGACAATGCGGAAGTTGCCGATGTATCCGCTAGTTGGCTCGGCAGTGCTGTCGTTTGCTGTTCCAACATTTATAAATGAAGGCGTCCCCGAAATGTCTGATGAGATTTGAAATGTTCCAGCTGGGACGCCGTTAATATAATATGCCGACCCGTTTGAGGATGTGTTTGTTCTAACTACTGCAAAATGAGTCCAGGCATTTTCCGTAACTGTAATTGTAGAAAATGGCAAATTCCCAATTCCCGTAACACCGCCATAAATAAAAAACCCCGGCGAGTCCATAACTAATTGGAACCCAGGGCCAGAAAACGACCCGCCGTAAATATACTGCCGCAATGCTTTAGGGGTTCGATATATCCAGCCCTCAACAGTAAATGGAGCAGTACCAAATTGAAAAGCGGTAGTAGCAGTTGTGGACTTTAAAAACTGATTTGAACCATTCAACAGAACAGCACCCGGACTCGCGGCTGGTGCGGTAAATCCACTAGGGTAGAAGTATGGGGTTATTTGTGGGGTGCCGTTTACTGTGAGCGTGAATGGCTGGCCACTATTTGCCGTGCCATTATCTTTAAATCGGTTGCTTTGGCAGGTCAGCAGAGAGGTCTGCGTCCCAGTGATAGCCGCAGAGGGGTTTCCGTTTACGTTTGCGCTTTGAGTGGCTGTTAATGGTGTGGTTGAAGGGGTAAATCCCGTGGTATATACCGCTACGCCTTTGACCATCCTAAAATTGGACAAGTACCCTTTCAGATAGTCGTTTGCTCCACCAACGGTTCTTGCACCCAATATCAGCGGAGCGGATGCTACACCAGCAGAATCGGTCGTTGATAGGCTATAGCTAACGCCGTTTACATACCCGGTATGAACCCCAGAAGCACGAACAATTGCAACGTGATACCAAGTATTTGCAGAAAGCGTTGTTGGACCAAAATTGACAAAGCTAACGCCGTTCCACAAATACTGGAATCTAGATGTATTTTGTAAAGTTATTAATGGAGATTGTGACGGTTGCGCGGTCCTTGCATCAAAAACAATTTGGTATCCAGTGACATCTGTAAAATAAACCCAAGTCTCAATTGTAAAATCTGAACTGCCTACTCCAAATGCTGCATTGCTAGCAACACTCAAATAAGCGTTAGTACCATTAAACTGATTCCCCCAATACCCATCAGTCTGGTACGGAGAGACCCACCCAGTGCTTGGGTTGCTGATTCGGGTAACTGTTTTAGGGCTGGCGCTTGAGTCGGTTACCGTCGTATTCAGAGATGACGCCGAGCCAGTCTCTAAGAGAAGCGGGACATAGCCGAAAGATGCGTCGGTTGGGGTTGGGGCCGCCCCTGCCGCTCGTCCTGATTTAGATGCAGCAAACATCAGTAGTTCTGTCCAATTGTTGCGCCAAACCAGCTAGTACCGTTACAAAAAAACGAGAAAATGTCGCGCTTGGTTGCCGCTGAAAGTGAAGGTTGGGTGCCTCCGGGCCATACAACTGTTGACCAGTTAACAGTAAACGACCCGTTTTGAGTAAGAATAATAATGAACGACTTGCCAGCCACAGCAGCGGGCATTGTGATTGTCGCGTTGCCCGTCAACGTCAAGTTCTGAACCGTACCAAATGTTAGGTCAATAGTAATTGCGGTTCCGGTGTTGGCCGAGTTCAGCGTCTCAACGTAGTTGGTAACAGTTGGATTGGTCAGCGCAGGCGCAGTACTGAACACCAGCAAACCAGATCCGGTCTGATCGGTTACCGCCGCCTCTAAATTAACGCTTGACGGAGTTGCCAAGAACGTCGCAACGCCAGTCCCAAGCCCCGACACGCCTGTTGAAATGGGTAACCCAGTGGCGTTTGTCAGTGTGCCGCTAGAAGGTGTGCCAAGTGCCCCGCCGCTAACAAGCGCAGTCCCCCATGACAACGTAGCCGTGCCGTTAGTAGACAGAAATTGCCCAGACGTACCATCAGCACTAGGCAGCGTGTAAGTGGTTGATCCAGCGGCAGCCGCAGGAGCCAATCCGACATAACCCGAGGTTGCACCAGACAGGCGAAGTGTGCCGCTAACGTCAAGTTTAGATCCAGCCGTTCCTATTCCACCAATTTTTAAGCCAGTGGAATTAAGAATCATTTGTTGATCATTGGCAACGTAAAATATAATAGGAGTGTTAGCTCTATTATTAATAGATGCACTAGATGAAGTTTGATAAAAATCAAAACTATTTACTCCTAAAGTTCCTCCCGCTGAAGCGCGCAACCCAACAAGTGAACTTCCGGTTACATCAAAAGCATTAGCACTGCCACCGCTGAGTTTAAGGTTGGTTCCGTCAAACGTTAAATTGGGAGACGCGCCAAACGATCCAGAAGCGTTGTACTGGATCTGCGTATTGGAACCAGCGGGAGAACCGCCACTACCACCAGCGTATTGCGGAATGTTAAGCACATTGCTTACAAACGTAGCCGCACCGCTTGTGCCCGTTGTTGTCAGCGTAATCGGGGCTTGATAATTTAAAGCTGGAATGTCTGACGAAACAAGCGCCCTAAACGTAGGTACGCCCGCAGCCGCATTTGGAGCGGCTAAAACAAATTTTGCCGTCTTGCTGGCATACGGGTTTTGCGTGTCGCCATAGTTTGCAGCAAGACTGATAACAGGAGTTGAACCGCCGCTAGATACCACAGGCGCGGTGCCGGTAACACTAGAAACACCAGCACCGCCACCACCCGCAGGAACCGCCCAGGTTCCGTCACCACGCCAAAACGTCGTGCTAGATGCAGATGTGCCGCTGTTAAGGTTTGTAACTGGCAAATTGCCGGTAACATCTGTAGCTAAAGAAACAACACCCCAAACAGGCGTTGTGCCGCTTGATTTTAGAACTTGATTTGTTGTACCGACAGCTAACCGACCAGACGTATTGGTTCCGGTTCCGACAACTAGGTCGCCAGTCGTCGTGATTGGCGAGAGCGCATTAAAACCACCCGCCTTAGTGTTTTGCCCCGTACCACCGTTGCCAATTGCAACAAGACCAGTGACGTTTCCAGCGTTTCCACTCGTGTTCTGATTCAGCGTGGGAATGTCTGCCGCTTGAATAGCAGACATCGACACGTTTGTGCCGTTACCGCGCAAAAACAAACCAGACGTTGTAGCACCAGCCAGCGCGTTAAGGGCTGCTTGCTGCGAGTTTGCGCCCGTACCGCCTCTTACGATTGGCACTTCCCCAGACGTAATCTGCGAGCCAGCAATTGCAATGTTAGCGTTTGCCGCTGCCGTCAGTTGACCGCGAGAGTTGACCGAATACGTAGGTACTTGCGAGCCACTACCGTAGTTGCCAGCCGTGACTGCGGTATTTGTAACGCTAAATTGATTGCTCAACAACGACAAACCGGCGCCGTTGGTATACGCTCCTGCTCCTGCATTTGTTGCAAACTGCGTAAACACCAATCCAGTTGTGCCCAACGTAATGGGCGGCAAAGTGGTCAACACCCAAGAGGTGCTTGCTAACGTAGTTCCGGCAAGAATTAAAAAATAATTTCCTGCATTTACTTGATCGTACCCGTTACCTGCGGTGTTCATGTCAACCGCGCGTGTCAACACAAATGGGGTGGACCCATTACCAACTACAGTTACGTTATAAACACCGTTCTCTAGCGCATACGCTTGATTTTTAACAAGAATTCGGTTGCCAGCGGCAGGAGTAACCGAGTCAATCGACAGCGCGCCGTTAGCAGTTGCGGTTAGCGTTGCACCAACACCGCTTGAACCGTTGCTATACGTTACCGCTGGAAGGGCAGCAATTGTTGCCAAATTACAAGACGCATGGAACGTCAAACCAGCAGCAATTGCGTCAACATACGCTTTGTTGACAATATCGTTTGCGCTAATCGGAGAATTTGTAACTTGACCAGCAGATGCCAACAACGTCGTAAAAGTTCCTGCGGCTGGCGTGGTAGCCCCAACAGATGCGCTATTAATTGTCCCGCCAGTAAACGTACCGCCCGTGACTGTTTTGCCCGTAAAAGTCAACGCAGCGGGCAAAGACAGCGTAACTGCTGACGCTCCGCTGGCCGTAATTTGGTTAGCCGTACCCGAAACGCTTGTGACTGTAGATGTGCCGCCTGACGCAGCAGTTAAACGACCAAAAGCATCAACCGTAATACTGGCGTTTGTGTAACTGCCAGGAGCAACCGTAGTTGATGCAAGGCTAATTGTGCCGCTGCTGGTAATCGGGCCGCCAGTTAGACCAGCGCCAGTGTCAACCTGAATAACAGAACCAGCGCCACTACCGCCAATACTACTAACCGCAACCTTTTTAGTTACCCCACCCTGGACAATAGGAACGACTTCAGTACCCGCAAGCGGGGTAGTAGCCGCTGGTAAACCCGAAATCGTAGTATTTGCCATGCTTTACTCGAAAAAAACCGTAGCAGTAACAGTCCCGCTGATCACAACGTACAGGCCAGAGCTAAAGTACACACCGCCCTCGTCGCCAGTAAATATGTAACTGGTCGCACCAGTTGGCGTAAACACCCCGACGATTGTGTCCGTCGTGGTGGCGGCGGCGCTGTTGTACACCGTAATCGTTGGCGTTCCACTGGCCGCAGACACAAAGATGCCCTTGAGCTTACCCGCCATCGGCTTGACGTTAGTCGAAGCAGTTAGATACTTATAAGTCGCAGCCATAATTACCTCACGCCAAAAAGCGTAGTTTGTAGAGGGTTCTCAGATAAATTTCAATGATGTTGTCAATTAACTGCTGCAAAGACATATCTGTCTTGCCAACAACCTCGTATCGACAGGCTTCAATTTCTTTTAGCTGATCTTCCAAGAACTCTATGATGTTAGTCGTTTTCTTGGTAGTCATCAACGTGATCGGCCCAATCAGACCGTGCCGACCCTGGTAAGTTTCGGCAAAATCATCTGCCGCTTCAATAATCAGTTCGTAGAACTTCTGCAACGCCTTGTGCTTGCTGTAACTGCGGGTATTCAGATGCACCGAGTGCGCTACATCACGCCCCAAGAATAACATCCCCATAAAATCGGCGGCTTTCATAGTTGCATACCTTCGGGTGTCATATCCATCGCCGCAGGTTCTTCACGCATTTCGGGCATCAGCATACTCTGTGATTCCATAGCCGCAGCCACCACGCCCATCGCAATGTCTTGAATCTGTTCTTCGGTCATACCCGACTGAACGGCGCTAATACGTTGCGTCTCAGCTTGGTACGCCTTAATTTGCGCCTCAAAGTCCTTGCGCTCCATGTCCTGCGCTTCAATTGATTTGCCGACATTTTGAAGCATGTTATGCAACTGATCCAACTCTGCCGCCATCGCTTGCATCTGCTGGTTGGCAGCTTGCAATTCTGGATTGTCCTCGGCATCACCCATGAGTTTAGGGTCAATCGTCTTGGCAAACCGCTTTGCCATTTCCTGCGCTCCAGGCCAGTCCATGTTCTTAACAAACAAGTCGCCAGCGACTGACCAAAGTTGTGGATTACCCTGCAACAGTTGAGCCATCGCCTCAAGTGCCTCTTGGCGCTTGGTGGCGTAGCCCGGACCAGTCGCAACCACTACGTCGTACTTGCCAACAGACGGGTTGTAGATCTTGTCAATCACAATCCCTTCTTGGTTCTGGATCTTACGTACTGGCTCTTGCTGCATCGGGTCAATCTTGACCATTTTCGTCTCGCCATCAATCCCGATAATGCGGGCGATGCGCTGCGTGTCGTAAATCTTGGGAATCATGTCAACCAGTTGCCTACCAACGTACCGAACCGCCCGTGCTAGGTTGTCTTGGTAGTGGTAAGTACCAACATCACCCTCACGCTGGCGGGCCAAGATAGCCCTGCCGGAACGCTCGTTAGATGTCATGCCCAACGAAGCGTTGTACTGCCCAGTTGAAGACTTGATGTCTTCCGATGCACCCACTTTGGCCTGCAACAGGCCAGATGAGGCCATTGGCGGCTGCGCCCGTTGGGGCAGCGGCAATATTGCGCCTTGACCGTCCGTTACATCCGGATTGACCTCCAAATAAGGCCAATTATTCGTGTTTGCGGTCTTCCACTGGGTCTCGTACCCCTCAAACTGACCGCCATAACCAATAAACGGGGCCTTTGGAGCCAAGGCAAGCATCTCTGCCTCTTGGCTAGTCCAATAGTTGTACATACGTTGGGCATCTTTGGCGTTACGCACCAGCCCACTGATGTAAATGCGGCCCTCAACCTCGTATTCGTTACCAATCACCCGCACAACAGGGATACAACTACCGGCCCATTCCTGTTTTTCAAGGATTTCGTAGCCGTTTATCTTTGTCCAGCAAATCTTCTTGCGATCCGCTTGGCGTGACTTCTTTGGCTTGCCGTAAACCGCCCGCAACTCTTTGTCTTCCGGCGTTCCTTGGAACGCAGTCACGTTGCCAGGATACAAATTCAACGTCTGCGTGTCATATTCGCAGTAAAAATACTCAGCGATACGGATCGTGTCCGTATTTAGCCACTGGCTCAGGTTCTGGTCCCCTACACCCAGCGTCTCAAGCGTAGAGAGTGGCGATGCGTTGGGAAACAGCCGTGCGTATTCGGCTTTAGACAAGTCTTCCGTTACAAAACACCACTCAGCATCACTGCCGCAGGGGTCCTGAATCAACGGGTCCATGTAGACGCTAAAGCTATTGCGTACACGGGCGATCTTGATGTCCTGATCAAACGTATCGTCGTCGCAATACTCGGTCAAAATCCGAATGTACCCTTCGCCATACGCAACCTGGTTCTCGCAAGCCGTGTCGTAGGCCACATCGGCGTCCGAGATGTATTCAATATGCCGGATCATGCCGTTGAAAATCTCGGCAACCTCAACGTCCGCACTATCATCAACTGGGATAACCTTAACGCTCGGCCGGTTCTGGCGCTGATCGTTCGTAATCTGATGTACGTGCTGCGGTAGCTTATTTATAGTCAGGCATGGCCGCGCATTGATCGTCTGACCCTGCACCGCACCACGGGTTGCCAGCACATCGGCGGGCCACTGCCACTGGTTATCCGGTGAACCAGCATAGAACCGCAGGTCGTCTAGCTCGTCTTCCCTGCTTTCCGAGTATGCCGAGATTGCCATTGACAGGCGGTCTCGCGCTGTAGACAAAACATCCGAGTCGCTCTTAAGTGGTTTGCCACCTAGTGCGACGTTGCCAACAGCGTTAATCCCGGTGTAATCAGCCATTACTTCTTCTTGGCAGTCTTAGCAGACTCTTTGAAGTCTTTAGCGGTTGGCGCATTTTTGCTGCCAACCTTGTTCATTTTCTCGCCAGAACCAGCAGCGATACGCGCTTGTTTAGCATGAATATTGGCATATAAGCCGGGTTTTTTCATTTATGCACCCATCCAAGATCCAGACATTGTAGCCCTGTTGGAGACAATGGTACGCGATTTCTCAACGTACTCCCTATGCGCCACCGGGTAAGCAAAGGTAACGGCTAACGCATCAGCCGCATCAGGACTAGCCAACCCCCTAGCCTTCATTTCCTTCTTACCTTCCAAGAAGATCGTACCAGCGCTATTGGGCTTTTTCATCGGCCCAACCAGATCTGCCTTTAGCTGCCGATCTTTAGGGATGCTCGCAGACCGTAACCAGTCCCTCATTGCACCCCACATTTCAGCCCGCTTATTGCCCCACATCACTGGGTTTTTGGCCTTCCAACCAAAGTTTACCCCTCGCACCTTATACCTTTGTTCAACCAATCGGTCAAGTATTCCATACCCTAGACCACCCTCGTCAATGACCGTCAACGCTGGCTTGTACTCCTCAATCGCATCAATGACATTGCCGACCGTGGTCATTGTGTCATCCCCCCTGAACCGCTTAATCGCAACAATGTCACGGCCCTGCCTAACCACAATTACCGTTGAATCTAATCCCCCGCGAGCCGGGTCAACCCCAATGACAATTTACGCAGTCGTGTCTTTATACTTTTTCCTTTCCATCGCATCGTCCACAACCCTGGGGCCAATAAACTGATCATCCCCACTTGCTGGGAATTCCCCATATACCTCGACCCGCGCTTGTGGAGAATCTTCACCGTACTCGGCAATAATCTGCTCATACGTATTCTTGTCCGTCCCCTCAACCTCCCTGGCATCAATTTGCCGGCCCTTCCAAAAATCCCGTTTGCCATGAAATGTCTCAAAGAAATACCCACTATTCCTCCTCGGATTACTAAACGCAAACCAATACCGATCTAGGATGTTCTCCG